GCGAAAGTGACAGCGATAGCATCGGCCGCGTCTGGTGAAGCCAACCCTCGTGCTTTCATTTCCTTCTTTCCCTCTAAAAATATCGTGCCAGATGAATTGGGCTTCTTTGTTGGCCCAGTTAAATCAGCTTTTAGTTGACGATCTGACGGAATACTAGCAGATTTTAACCAGTTTCGCATGTCGTTCCACATTTCAGCGCGTTTGTTGCCAAATGCTTGCGAGTGTTTTGCCTTGTTTCCAAAGTTAACACCACGCACTTTAAACCTCTGTTCTGTCAATCGATCAAGAATGCCATATCCAAGACCACCTTCGTCAATTACGGTGAGCGCAGGCTTGTATTCCTCTATCGCGTCAATGACTCTGCCCACAATTTCCATTGTGTCTTCGCCTTTGTAGCGCTTAATCGCCACAATATCTCGCCCTTGTCTAACAGCAATGACCGTAGAGTCTGCGCCACCACGGGCTGGGTCTACCCCCACAATGGTAGGGGCAGTTAAGTCTTTCCACTTTTCCCTCTTCATTGCGTCATCCACAATCATTGGGCTTATAAACTGGTCTTCGCCTGCGGATGGAAACTCACCGTAAACCTCGACCTTGGCTTGGCTAGAGTCTTCGCCATATTCGGAGATGATTTGTTGATAGACTGACTTGTCGGTATCTTCCACCGTTCTAGCGTCCACAATCTTAGATGTCCAAAAGTCTCGTTTGGCATGGAAGCACTCAAAGAAGTAACCCTCGTTCCTACGCGGATTGGAGAAGGCAAACCAGTATCTGTCGGGAGTGTTTTCGGTAAAGAAGCCTGCACCCACTTCCCAGATTGGGTTAGGGATACCGCTAGATTCGTCAAAGATCAGCATCATGCCGTCTTGGTTGTGGACACCAGCGTAAGAGTCGGGGTTTTCTGCTGACCAGAGCTTTCCCTCACACGCCCAGTACCTTGTGCCTTTTTTGAGATCGCGCTCTACCAGTTCTGTAAGCCACTGTGCAGGGATTAACTTTGTCGCTGAAATCTCCCACCAATGACTATTGATCAGCATGGCCGCCCATTTAGTCAATTCAGCCCATGTGACTGACCTTAACTGATTCTCTGAGTTAGCACTAACTACCACCGATCCACCAATACGGGTAGTAAGCATCCACAGGATAAGCCAAGATACTAGGGCAGACTTGCCAATACCGCGACCAGAGGAGACAGCCATGCGGATGGTGTCGTAATCAATTAAGCCTTTTTGCTTTTTTATGTGGGCGGTTATGTCTCGCAAGACTTCCCGTTGCCACTTGCGAGGACCTGTAAAGTTAGCCAAAGGCGTATTCTTCTGCCCCCAAGGGAATGCAAACAAGACAAAGGCTTCTGGATCGTCTGAGATGGTGGGAGACCAAAGCTCCACCATCAGTTTTTGTTCTTCTTCGCTCTTGTAGATGGGTAGTTGCATTAGCGTCCTTGACGCATAAATTTACGCATCTCATTTTGGGAATATGCGTCTTTTTGTTTGCCATGCAAAGCTACTGGTATTTTTTCTATTCCAAGTTCTTTTGCCAAATACGCTCTATGCCGACCATCTTCTTTGCCTGTTTCATATATGTGCAAAGGGTCTAACTTACCGCCAGATTGAACATGTTGTTTTAATGCCGCAATGTTATCTAGCGACTCAGGATCAAGCTGTAACGGCCTGACTCTTTGTAAAAACTCGTCTGGTGTCATGTATGTTAATTTGCCACCAAATTCTTCATATCTTGTGCCAGCAGGGGCTAGTGGGTATTGGAATGTGTTAACGGGTTTACGCAATTCATTTTGATTTTCCATCGCTGCTTTTGGATTTTTGCGAAGTTGGTTTTGACCCATTTGGGTTCTAAACACCAAATCTTCTGGCGCAACATCTAATCCATAAGGGTTTGCTTCAGATTTCAACTCAAACGGAAAGAATTGTTTTCTTTGCTCGTCAGTCAAATTAACCCTGTTTTGGGTGGAACGCGCTTGAACTTCACCCGCCAAGCGTTTGTAAGTTTCTTCAGCCCCCAATAAGGCAGGCTTGTTGTAAGCCAAGTCTGCATGGTTTTGGTACAAACTGGCATAAATGGGGTCATTTTGCAAAAGGTAATCTTTAACAATTTTGCTTTTATCAGCATTGGCAAAAAACTGTGGCATGGTTTTATTAGCCCATTGAGTAGCTTGAGCAATCAAATCAGGGGTTGCTCGTTTAGCCTCATCCGATGCTTTGTTTTGCATCCGTTCTAGTTTTGACGCAATTTCTTCTGCTTTTAGTTTGTTTTCAGCAATATCCAAGGCAATGTCTTTGGTGCTACCGCCTCGTTCCCACCCACTTAAATCTTGAATGCCGTGCTGTACTTCATGCGCCATGACAGTTTTTAAATCATTTTCGTTTGGCGCGTAACCAACCAATGATCCCGTATCCCCAACTTTCTGGAAACTTCCTGACATCTTGTTTTCTCGCAACCCTAATTGCCCAAAATTCTTTAACTCAGGCATCAAAGAATAAAGTTGCGGATTGTCAAAAGCCAGTTCCCTTAATCGTTCGCCATTGTTTACCCCTTCTAAATGGGTAAATCCTGCAACAGCATTTTTGTCTGAAATCTCTTTAACAAAATCATTTCCATACTTAGCCACGCCAGTTTTATTCCAAACCTCTTGTGGAGTCTGTTTTCTAAGCATCTTAGAGGCTTGAAACGCTTCTTCCTGACTAGCAGGAACATACATGTATTTAGGCGATGGGGTAATAGCGCCCAATATGGTGTTTGGTCTTTCGCCAAGCAAGGTAGCGTTTAATTCCTCGCCCACCAATCTTGCACCTTTTTGAGCAACCTTACCCCCAGCCAGAGCAGCCTGTCTAGCAAGCCTTGCTGATTGCAGTATCTCCGCAGGACTTAATGGAACAACCGATCCAACATTCCCAGCCATCTGTTGGGCAGGACCTTGGGGCGGTAATGGCAGATTCTCTTGGAAATATTTCGACCCATAAGGGACTTCTGGCGCTATCTGCCCATAAGCCTCCAAAGCCTGCACAGCTTCAGCAGGCAAGAGTGACCTCTTTAAATTCATTAGATCAGGAATCGCCCCCATCGTGGAAGCAAACCTACTTCTCATAAACTGTAAAGGCATCTCAACAGACGCTTGAGGATCATTAAACTGACGGTTACGTCTAATCTGTGGGTAATACCCAAACGCCACGCCTAGCGCGTTAGAGCCTTCTGGTGTCAATGCGTTGTTTACGGGCATAGGGCGATCTTAATATAAAAAAATTAAAAATTGTTCACGTTACTACCGTTCCTGTGACCTTTCCTCACGGGACCTACCCCCCCTTGCGTTTTGGATGGAAGGTGGCATGGTGCGCTTGGGGCATTTGTCCACAGTGCCAATGTTTAGTTGTCCACAGATCGCATGGTTTGCACCTTGGTTATGCACATTCATGCTTACAAACCTGTGCATAACCCATAAATAACTTTACATAATGAACATAGTGTGAAGCAGTCATACGCTTTAGTTCTCGTTCTTTGGTTCGATGTCAGTAACATTGCTTCTGTCGTACGACACACGCGCTTGCGCTTCGTTGATCGCATCAATTACGCTGATGCGTTGGTCTACCACGCTGACATCAATGCGGTCACCATAAGTTCTAGGCTTGAGCTTACTGGCTACCCATTTACGCGCATCGACCTGCAAGCGCTTCTGCTGCACCCAAGCGTTCAAGGAAGGGCCTTCTAAGCCATCTGGCGGGTCTGCATCAGCCAGCTCGATAATCTCGTCTGCTAGGCGGTCTGCGCGGTCTTGCACAGCCTTATCGTAAGCCACGCGCAGTTCTTCGTTAGACCGTAGCATTTCTTGGAATGTTGTCCAAGGTGGCATGTTCGGTTCGCGCAGCACTGTCGATAGACTTTTGCCTGCCGACATGCGCGTTAAGACTTCGCTCCAGATCGGGCTGTCCTCTGGCCATTTAACTGGCCTTCCCATGATTGCACCAGTTTTTGTAGTCTTTTCGGCTAGTTTTTTCATGTTTTTACTCGTGCGCGTGTGCGTATTGATACGAAAAGTTCTCGTAAAGCGCCCAACCCCAACTTCCAACTCTCCAACCAAAAAAGCGTAAGAACCTCGA